TCCGAATGCTCACACTCAAATTAGGTCAAGCAAATGTCCCGCTCCTGGTCACAAATCATACATACGATGTCATCGGAGCTTACGTTCCAACTAAAGAAATGGGAGGAGGTTCTGGACTTAAGTACGCAGCATCTTCGATCATCTATCTCAGCAAGAAGAAAGAAAAGGATGGAACGGAAGTGGTCGGAAATATTATCAAAGCTAAGACTGCTAAATCGCGTCTGAGTAAGGAGAACAAAGGTGTTGAGGTTCGTCTTTATTACGATCAGCGTGGTCTTGATCGCTATTATGGTCTCCTTGAGCTTGGAGAAATCGGAGGACTCTGGAAGAATGTTGCTGGACGTTATGAAATTCAGGGAAAGAAAATATATGCCAAGCAAATTCTAGCAAACCCAGAAGAATATTTTACTGAAGAAGTAATGCAACAGTTGGACGAAATTGCACATAAGGAATTTAGTTATGGAGAAAGTTGAGTTTCTAATCCTTAGAAACCTTTTACACAATGAAGAGTATTTAAGAAAAGTTCTGCCGTTCATCAAACCAGAATATTTTGAAGATCTAAATCAAAAAGTTGTTTTTGAAGAAATTGTTTCCTTTGTGCAAGAATATAACAAACTTGTCACAAAGGAAATTCTTTGCATTGAAGTTGAGAATCGAAAGGACATCACTGATGTCTCTTTTAAAGAGATTGTTCAGTTGATTGACAATCTTGATGATGTTGCTGTTGAATTTAATTGGATTGTTGATACCACTGAAAAGTGGTGTCGAGATCGTGCAATTTATTTGGCTCTGATGGAGTCTATACATATTGGGGATGGTAAAGATGAAAAAAAGAATCGTGACAGTATTCCTAGTATTCTGTCCGATGCTCTTGCAGTTTCTTTTGACACTCATGTAGGCCACGATTACCTGGAGGACTATGAGCAACGTTACGAGTCATATCATAAAAAGGAAGAGAAGACTGAGTTCGACCTTGAGTACTTTAACAAGATTACAAAAGGCGGTCTCCCTAATAAGACTCTCAACATCGCTCTTGCTGGTACGGGTGTCGGAAAGTCTCTATTCATGTGCCATGTTGCTGCTTCCGTCTTACTGCAAGGAAAAAACGTTCTCTATATCACTCTTGAAATGGCTGAGGAGCGAATTGCAGAACGAGTTGATGCAAATCTCCTCAACGTCCCGATTCAAGAAATCTCAGAATTGCCAAGGCAAATCTTTGAAAACAAAGTAACCAATCTTGCAAAGAAGACTCAAGGTACTCTTATAATTAAAGAGTATCCAACTGCAGCAGCGCACAGTGGTCACTTTAAATCACTTCTTAATGAACTTGCACTTAAGAAGTCATTTAGACCTGATATTATTTTCATTGATTACCTTAATATCTGTGCTTCCTCTAGGTATCGGGGAAATCTTTCTGTTAACTCTTATTCGTATATCAAGGCCATTGCTGAAGAACTTAGAGGACTCGCAGTCGAATTCAATGTTCCAATCGTCTCCGCAACCCAGACTACTCGTTCAGGTTATGGTAGCTCTGATGTTGAACTTACTGATACTTCTGAATCCTTTGGCCTTCCTGCTACTGCCGATCTTATGTTTGCTCTTATTAGCACAGAGGATCTTGAAGGGTTGGGACAGATTCTTGTGAAGCAATTGAAGAATCGTTATAATGATCCTACAATTCATAAGCGTTTTGTGGTTGGTATTGATCGTGCGAAGATGCGTCTTTATGATTGTGAACAATCTGCACAAGATGATATCCTTGACAATGGCAAAGAAGAGGAGTATGATCATGAAGAAAAGAAAACAAAGAAATCTTTTGAGGGATTTAAATTCTAATGACACAAGTTATTGATACTAACAAATATATTGAATTCGTTCGTCAAACCACAAGCCCTGCAAGCAGCAACTATGCAGATTTGATTTCACGTCTGTCGCAACTTGAAGTTGAATTTAATGCAGATGTTCCTCGTGTTTTGACGGCTGCTCTTGGTATTTCTGCAGAGGCAGGTGAGTTCACTGAAGTTGTTAAAAAGATCTTTCTTCAAGGCAAACCTTACAATGAGGAAAATGTTTTTCATCTGAAGCGTGAACTTGGAGATATCTGTTGGTATCTGGCACAAGCATGTATGGCTCTTGATACTAACTTTGAAGAAGTTCTGCAGATGAACTTTGAGAAACTAAGTGCTCGTTATCCAGAAGGAACTTTTGATGTTTATCGTTCAGAAAACCGAGTCGAAGGAGACCTATAAATAAATTGCCCTTTTGGGCTTTTGGGGATATAGCTCAGTTGGTAGAGCGCGGTCTTTGCAAGGCTGATGTCAGGAGTTCGAGTCTCCTTATCTCCATAAATACTTCAAAAACATATGGCTAGAAATACAGACCTAGCGGATGTTAACGAAATATACGTTGCATATGTGCTGAATGGAAATGAATTTCCAGATTCTGCATCCGAATCTCAGTATAATAAAAAACTTGGAATGATATCTCCAGAACAGGGAGAACAACAAGTTGGTAGAGCCATAGTTATGGTTGAAGAGTTTTTGAAGTGGGCAAAGCAAAATGGATATTCTGGAATTCAGAATACTTACTGGACTGCAAGACCTGGATTTTCTTTTAAAGCAGTTGTAGGTGTAGATGTTAATCAAAGAAAAAATCCAACAGACGTTTTAGTTAAATTCAGAACTGGTGGATATCTGGGACTATCTGCAAAATCTACTTCGGGAAAAGGTGATATTGGATTCAAAAATCCTGGAGTTGGAACTGTAGATACTGATTTAAAATTGAAATTGAATGATATTAATAAAAAGGCACAAGATGATGTTGTAAAAAGTTTTAAACTTCCTGCTGCAGCACAAGCAAGAAAAGCAGCAATTCGTGCTAATAAAGCATTACAAAAACAAACTGATGCATTGGGAAGTCAAGTATTATCTCAATGTAGAGATACTTTATTAAAGAAGTTAAATACATTAAGTCAACCACAAAGAAAAGATTATATAATTAAAAGTTGGATTGATGCGAGTGAAGAGTTATATCCACCATATGTAAAAGTTACTGGAAGAGGAACTAAGGCTCCATACTCAGCATCTGTAGAGGATCCACTCAATAATCCAAAATTAAAAGCGATCATGACTGAACCAATTAAATTTGAAAGTGTTGGCAATGATTCTGTTGGTGTAAAAGCGGGATCTAAAAAAATATTAAAAATGAGATTCAAATATGAATCGGAAAAACTTGCAAGTAGTTTAAAAATGTCAGGTGATCCCTGGTAATAAATAACAGTATATTAAGATAAATATGAAACAGTTTTTCAATTTTCTGAACGAAGCAAAAGAGTCTCAAGCGTCAATGCAGGCAAAACGCTTGGGTCTTAAGGGTGATGGCCATGGTGGATGGTACAATGCCCAGAATGAATTCGTTGCAAAAACAGAAGGCGGAAAACTCAAGTTTTATAATCAGGGGCAAAGAACGGGACAAAGAGATTTGCCCCAACAGAAAACAAAAGCAAATCAACAGGTTGCAGCGACTCAAGCAGCAACAAAACCACAAGAGCAACAACCAGAAAGAAAGCAACCAGAAGTTCTCCGTGGTGATGAGGATGGACAATCAGTAACGATTGTATTTGGTCGTTTTAATCCCCCCACAACAGGACATAATAAACTGTTAGATTCTGCATCTAACATTTCTGCTGGTGCAGAGTTAAGAATCTATCCATCTAGAACACAAGATCCTAAGAAGAATCCATTAGATCCTTCAACTAAGATTGAGTATATGAAGAAGATGTTCCCCAAATATGAGGAGAGCATTATTGATGATGATAATATGAAGTCTATCTTCGATGTATTAAAGCAGGCTGACGAAGAAGGATTTACTGATGTTACCATTGTTGTCGGCGCTGACCGTCTTGGTGAATTTAAGAACTTAGCTAATAAGTATAACGGCGACCTTTATACATTCGATATGATTAACGTCGTATCAGCAGGAGAAAGAGATGCTGATGCTGAAGGTGTGGAAGGAATGTCTGCTTCTAAAATGAGAAAAGCAGCAGCAGATAATGATTTTGATACCTTTAAGTCTGGAACTCCAAAGTCACTGGGCCCAGAAGAAACAAAGAATTTGTTCAATGCTCTCCGTAAGTCAATGAGAGTATCGACAAAAGAATCTTATAGTCTGTGGGAGATTGCTCCTAAATTTGATTTTAGATCTCTTCGTGAGAATTATGTTGATGGAGTGATTTATCGTATTGGAGATCTTGTTGAGAACTTAAACACTGGTCTTGTTGGTAGAATCATTCGCAGAGGGACAAATCATCTTATCTGTGTCACCAGAGAAAACTATATGTTCAAGTCTTGGATTCGTGATGTGATGGAATATACTGAGAAGAAAGTTGATAGAAAGATGAGAACTCCTTTT